CACTATGAGGCATGAACAGCGATGGCATAAGCATTACGAGGCCCTATGCGCATATGAGAAACGCTATGGTGACGCTATTGTGCCTACAGATCACGTAGAGTTTTTAGACTCGGGGGAATGTATCAGTTTAGGCAATTGGGTTAGTTATATGCGGACGAGATATAAGCAGAACGCATTGGCTACTAACCGGATTCAGTTGTTAGAAAGTCTTTCTTCTTGGACTTGGGGTCCTGTCAGACCGGGACCGAAGTCGAAGGATTTTATTGCAGAAAGAAATAGTCAGATTTATAGCGAGTACTCTAACGGTGAGACGTTAGCTAAGATCGGTGCTCGGTATAGGTTGTCCCGTCAGCGGGTTCACCAGATAGTAAAGGAATATGAAAATGGTAAATAGGCAAGGCGCTGAAGATTGGGGCCGGTTCACCGGTAAGCTTTCGACAGAGTTGGAGGAGAATGTTCAGCAGGTAGTCAAGCAGGCAGTGCTTATCACGGTTTTGCAGAGTATTTTCGGTTTTGCTTTTCTTGCAGGCACGGGCGCTTTGGGTCTGATGTTTTTGAACAGCATTGCTAATTCTGCGTGGCCTAACTTGATGGCGTTCCGCCCCGGCATCGGCTACACGGACGCTTTTCTAGTTTCATCTATTCTCTGGATTCTGTTTTCAATTAAGCTCAGCATGTCGAAGGGTGCGAAGTCATGACCGTAATTGACGATTTGTTGACGTGGGAAGATCATGCGTTGACACATATTGACAGCGTGTGGGTGGCCGAGTCGTCTCAGGTAACTACGGTTGAAGACATTCGGGAGTATATTGATTCGCTGATTGAGACTTATTTTGTCGGCAATAAGGAGTTGGTTGATCCTGAGGTTTGGTTTCAGCTAGCGGCAATGACCAAGCATGCCGATATTTCGCTAGACAAGGATTTTGTGTGGCAAACGCTCTGTAATAAGCAGCGAGATTATGGTTCTGAAAACATTCTCAGGTTCGGGCACCGTGGTCTGATTGTGCGTCTCCATGACAAGGTTGCACGTTTGGAAAATCTGCTAGATTCTGGCCGTCTGCCAGAGAATGAGGCGGTGGAGGACACCTATCTGGACATTGTTGGCTATTCCACGATTGGTTTGATGCTGTTGGACGGTAGCTTTTTGAAGCAAATGGCAGATTAGGATTAATGCTGTTGTCGGATACGGTATCATAGTATCAGTATTGTTTTCTGATTGGGGCTGTTATGGCTGTAGTTCTTGAAGGTGTCGGTAAAGTTAAACCTGACGACATGTTGGAAGGTAAAAGCGACCGGCAACTTAATAGCATTCTTAAAGGTCTGAGACAAAAGCGAAAGGACAATGGGAAGCTTACAGACACTCAGCAGAGAATTTTTGATAACGCCATCAAGATGAAAAATGCCCGTAAAGCTTTTCGGGAGAAATACAATGTGAAGGGCGCTAACTTGACTGGCGCTACACTAGCTCAGCTTAGAGCGGCTAGAAGCAATGTTGCCGCCTTTCTTCAGAAGCTCAAAGAAGGTCAGAAAGCCTCACGTCCTCCTGGGCGTGGTCGTAGAAATCCTTCACCGCCTTCTGGCGAGCCGTTCTAGAGGGAGTAGGTAACAATGGCTCTTATTACAGTCTCTGATATTACTACCTATATGGACATTACGCTCACGAACACTCAGGAAGACGCCGCAGCATTTATTATTGAAGGCTTGCAGTCTGAGTTAGAGGCGTATTTGCGTCGCCCTGTTGAACAGACAGAGTTTACGGAAACGTATCGTGTGCCCGATGTGGGCAGGGGCGTTGTAAACCAGCAGTACTATTACAATTACACTACTGATCCTGCTTCCACGTTGACTTCTCCTGGCATTATTTATACGCCTATGTATACGTTGTATTTGGATAATAGTCCGGTTGTTTCGGTGTCTTCTGTTTCGATTACGCCTGCTTCTGCGTCTGCTACGGCGACGGCTCAGGTTGCGGAGCGTGATTATGTGACTCGGGATTATGGTATTGATTTGTTTAATGCGTTTGCGAATGATCGTATTGAGGTGACGTATACGGCGGGGTTGGATGGTCCGAACATTAAGGCGTTTAAGATTTTGATGTTGCGTGCAGCTACTCGTGAGATGCAGAATATGCATGATGATGTGGTTGGTTTGAAGGATTTGACGACGAGGAATGTTGCGCCTTTGGAGACTGGTTTTTCTGATAGGGAATTGTTTACTCTTAGAAAGTATCGCCGTGTGAGGGTTGCTTAAGATGGCTCGGAGAAGGCAACCAGCTCTTAGTATTAGTGTCAAAGTTGACAAGCGGGAAATGACTAAGCATTTTAATGCTATGCGTCGCCGTTCTGCAAAAGGTTTCAAGTCGCAGTTTAAGTGGGCAGCTAAAGAGGTCAAACGTCAGATTCGGGAAGATTTTCGTAATAATGGTCGCGGTAGATGGACCGTACTTGCGCCTGAAACTGTTGCATGGAAAATAGAAGAGGGATATGGTAATAAAGGTGTGCTTGTTAGAACTGGCGATTTAAGACGCAGCCTTACTGTTGACAATGCACGAGGAGCGGTTAGAGAGTATAAGTCGCATAGTATGAAGTTTGGTACGGATTTAACGAGCGATGGGATTGATGGTCGAGTTGTTCCGTATGCAAGTTTCATTCAATACGGTACAAGGAAGATGCCTGCTCGACCGTTCTTGTTTAAGTTTGGCGAGCCGAAGGGCCGTCAGTTCTCTTCAAAGCTGGGTTCTGCTATTGCCGAGAGAGTTATTTACGGTGGTTCGGTAGGCAAGTACTATGCTTGGTTGAAGAAGACGGGTATGGCTGGTGCTAATGTTCCGTATTGGAGCAAGACGTACAGAGGCAACGATTTGTTAGGACAGTAGGTGTTTGAATTATGATGAGTGGAAGCCGTTTGGCTAAACAGTTTGTTACCAATTATTTAGCAGCAGATCTGCCTTCTAGGCTGGTTGCTTACAGGAACCATTGGAACCTGAGCGCCAGTCAGTTGCCTGATCCTCGTTTGTATGTTAGCCATGAGCCGTTTCAGCTTGATAGATGGCCGACGATTATTACTATTGTCATGAGCACTGATTCTATTAATCGAGCTGGTTATACGGCGGGGTTTGATCCGGATTTGCAGGTTGTGTACGATATGCGTACCTATGTTTGGGTTCGGGATGCGGGTGCTCAGACTGTCACCGATCAGCGAGATAACTTGACAACTGTTGTTCGTGAAGCATTGATGGATCATCCCTCGCTTTCTGCTTACGATACTGACGTATCGTGCTCGCCAAAGATTGATGAGGGGACTATTGTAGAGCAGTTCTCTGATTTAACTTTGATTAAAGGTGAGCGACTACTGGCAGGGTCATACATAGGTTACTCTTTGACCCTTGAAGAAACTCTGACCCGCACTGCACTAGGCACTATGCAGTCCTCTGAGATTACTGTAGAAAAGATGGCGGCTACTCCGAATGCCCCCACAAACCTTGTAGCGGTTGCGGGCGATACTGAAGTTACGCTGTCTTGGCTTGAGGCCACGTGGAATGGTGGTGTTCATGAGATCACTGGTTACAAGATTCAGCAAAGCACTGATGATGGTGACACGTGGTCTACTGCTGTTGCCGATACAAGTTCGGTCGAGGGTTTCTATCGGGTGACTGGTTTGACGAACGGGACTGGTTACAAGTTCCGGGTGGCTGCTTTGAATGCTGGCGGTACTGGCGCATATTCTGCAAGTTCGTTAGAGGTCACGCCGTCTTCGTAGGTCCGGTTGAGCTATAATAGATAGTATGGCTAGGAAACCTCGTGTTGTACCTTTTGTGCCGTTTCCTCGTGACGGTGACCTTGATGGTCTTGTTCAGGATGGAACGATTTGGGAGCGCCCTAAAGGGGCGTATTTGCGCTTTATTGATACGGGTGAGATTTGGAGCGAGTACGGTCAGGTTGATCGTGGTCGTGTAGAGTTTGTTCGTGCTGACGGGTCTGTTTGGGATTTTACGCCGTCGTTTAGAGATACTGATTCTACTACGTTGGGTGGATCTTTGGGGACGTTGGCTGATGATTCGCCTTCGCTTTTGGAGTCTCAGGGCATTTTGCCTCGTGGGGTTTTGGGGCCGTCGTTGGCTGAGTCGGCTCGTTTTGATGATGCGGTTGATGATGTGGATGTAGTGGATGTGTCAACTGATAAAGGTTCCGCTGCCCTTGCCGCTTTTCGTCCGAAGATTGAGTACCTTTTATCGGATGAAGCTGTTGAAAGTGGTTTAATAACTCAAGCGTCTCAAGATCGGCTACGGGGTTTAAATAATATTCCTGTTAAGCGGGCAGCTGCAATAGATATTGCGGAGCGTCGTAACCGCATCACACTGTTTCAGTACATGGAAGAGCGGTTACACGGCAAGCCTACGGGCCGAAGCGGGGAGTCTCCTTCTTACCGCTATGCGAACTTTACTTTGGGTGAAAGTATGGCTGCTATGCTTCGTGATGGCGATAGACAATCTATTAGCCGTTTTCGTTCTCGCTTAAAGTTTTTAGAAGATGAAGCACGCAGACGGAGGCGATCTGTAGCAGACATGATCGAGACAGTTGACGAGGATGACGTTCGGTTCTTACAAGCGATGGCCGCTGCGTTGCCTGTGACGACTTGGCACGATCATCATATAAAAGAATTAATTAATGCTTATGCTGCTGATGATTTTGATAAGGTTCGTTACCATGCTGATTGGTTAGATAGGAATACAGCTTCTACGGGCAGCACTGAAACCCATTTGGGTCTTGCAAACCAGCTGCAGTACATGGCTGATAATCCCGAATTGATAGATAGGCTATTTTTACAGAATGCCGGATTTAAAGATTACGAATATTATACAGGCCATGCTTTTAGGCGTCGTAGCGATAGTATTGGTCAGACGGTAGCTAGCGCAAAGTCGGATTTAGCTGCACGGCGTGCTGATGAGGCTACTGAGCTTAGTTCTACTTTGGGGATAATTCCTGAGAATCGGTTAGTTGAACGTGCCGGTGAGTTAAGTGGACAGTATCAGAATTTTGATGTTATTAGTCAGGTTTTGAGAGACATTGAAACAGGTGAGATTGCAATTCAGAGACTTGAGGCTGACGGCGAACATCCATTAGCTTCTCAGCTTCGTGAACGTTTAGCTGAGTTGAAAACTGAGCTTAAAGAAGTTACTAAGCCACAAGATATCAAAGTCGTGTTTACGGAGGAAACCCTGAAAGATAAAAAAATGCAGGGCATTTTACGTTTCATTCCTGGCGGTGCAGAGAATGAAGATTTGTTGCGTAAAATTAGAAAGTCTACAGATGGTCTAAGTCCTGAGTATCGTCCAACAGAACTTCGTATTGAACTGCTTGATGACAATAAAATTGGTGGTACGTTTAATTCTGCAACTGGCGTGTTAGTCCTCACTCCGCAAATGTTGGGCTTAGATGAGCATTTAGTTATTGATCGGAAAGCCGGTACCATTAAGAGGTTTAATCCTGATGATGGGCCTGATGGTGTAGATATTCCTTTGGGGTTAAAGAGTTTAGCTACGCTTGGAAGGTTGCGTAATGATTTTCAGGAGGTGGGCTTATCTGAAACACCTCTAGACCAAGTTGCTGTGCATGAAGCGGTTCACCGGATTGATTCTTTGTTGGCTGCAGATGCTTTCTTTAGAGAGAAGATACGTCTTGAGGGCGAGATCGAAAATATTCAGAAACAGATAGACGATCCTGAGAATGCTCGTAGAGTTACTATTTTAACAGAGACGTTAAGTCGTAGGCAAGAAGCTCTTCGTGAGCTTGACAGACAAGAAAGAAATGGTGATTACATTTTTAGAAATGATTCACCTATTCGTCAAGCTCCCCAACAGTGGATAAGTGAAAATAGGCCGTGGCTTGAGACTTACAATAGAGATTTTGAATTACGGACGAGGAGCACTGACCATGCTTACGTATCTTCTATTTTGGGTTATACGCCTAATGATTATATTCAAATAAAGTATGGTGTCTCACAAAACACTCCCGGCTTAGATCCGTTACTCAAGAGGCGGATGGAGCGGACTGAAAGCATGGAAGTTTTAGCGGAAGTAATTTCGGCTCACGTTACAGGAAGGCGAAGAATTCCGGCAGGTACAGACGGAGAAGAAAGCAATCTTCCTCAGATGTTTGACAAGTATTCGAAGCAGATTATTCCTGAGGAGCTTAAGTTTATTTTGACGGACCGTGACTGGTCTGAAGACGACCTTCCTCCTTTGACTGCTTTGGCAGGTAGACAAGAAGCAGATACTGCCTACTCCACTTACGAAGCCCGTCGAGTGGTGAGGGATGTAGATCAGGGGAAGCAGCGTGGCAGCTTGCTTCCTAGGGTTGCGAGTGATCCTTCAGCCACGTCTCAAATGCTTTCTGATGCCGAGTCGGAAGATCGGAAGAATAGAATTCTTGGCGAGTTAGCTCAGGCACAGGTAGACGAACCTGAGTTGTTTAGAGATGGTGTTCTTGTAGATAAGGTGTGGGCACCGTTCTCTCCTCCTCCGCATCTTGCTGGTTCTGGTTTGCGTGATGAGTTGGCTGAGGCGACTTCGTGGAGAGAGGTGTCGCAGCTTCTTAAGGGTAAGCGTGTGGTGGTTTTTGATACGGAGACTGCTGGGCGTATGGATCCGGATGAGGTTGATGAGGACCGTATTGTTCAGTTGGGTGGCGTGGTTTATGTTGATGGTGTGATTGTTGATCGTTTCTCCATGTATGTGAATGTGGAGTATGATGAGTTGTCTGATTGGTCTCAAGCGAATTTGATTGATGCTGATGGTAAGCCTATGTCTCCGGAGTTTTTGGCGAAGCAGCCTGATATGCCTACGGTGTTGCAGGAGTTTATGCGTTTTGCTAATGGCGATTCTGATGGTTCTGATGTGGTGTTTATGGCGCATAATGCTGCGTTTGATTTGAAGCGTATGGAGTTGGAGCGTCAGCGTCATGATCCTGATGGTGTGCCGTCGTTTGATTTGGATGAGGTGACGTATTTTGACACGATGGGTTTGGGCAATATTGCTAAGCGTGCTGGGGTTGAGGATGGTCCGGGTAGTGCTTCGTTGAAGAAGTTGCAGGAGTTTTTCGGGTTGGAGGATTTCTCGTGGCATACGGCTGATGCTGATTCGGAGATGACGGGTCAGGTGTTGTGGCGTTTGTTGGATTATATGGATGAGAATGATGTGCCGTTGGATGGTCTTGATCCTGTTGCGGGGTTGGAGCGTCAGCGTGAAGAGTTTGCCGAGTATGAGGGTAAGATTCCTGAGTTTTTGCGGCAGAAGGAGCGTTTGGCTGAGTTGCGTGGTTTGTCTGATCAGTTGCGTTCTGATCGGGATGATGCTGTTTCTGAAATGATTGATGATTTGGATGATGCTGAGGATGAAGTGGCTTCGGTTATGGCCCGGTCGGTTGATGATATCGTTCCAGAGTCTACGGAGATTCCTGGGGGAGGTGTTGTCGAAACTGATGATGGCGGTTTTTGGGTGCCTGGGCCTCCTCCTGTCGGCTATACTGAAGAGGGGAAGGTAACATGGGAGCGTGGTGTTGAATTATTGAGAGAGCGTCCTGAGTTGTTTAAGACGCAAGTTATTGCTGATGATGGTTTACCCGTGCCTAGAGATGAGCGACCCGGCCTTGCTGATATTGGATCAGTTTACGATGCCCTGCCATCGGATGACGCTGATGCGGCTATGACAGTTAGGCGTGAAATCGAAAAGGCTTGGCAAGCTGAAATCACTCGGGCTATCGTACTAAATAAGATTGACATAGGTAACCCTAGAGAGGTTTGGGGTACTGAAAATGATGAGAGGTCGGAGGCGTGGCAGCGGTATGGTTATTCCGCTAGGGCTGAGAGAGGCATGTGGGAAAACCTTCCACAAGGATTGTTACATGTAACTACAGGTTTGAGTGGTTTGCAAGATGGAGGGTTTAAAACTCGTGCCCAGTTAAGAGACGAATCAGGTGAAGTTCCTGCAGGGTTGGGCGGCGGCGTATCCGACGCTATTAGCTTTACGACTGACCCGTTGGTTGCGGATTCGATCGTTCGTGGTATTCATGAAATGCGTGAAGCTGTCCGTGACGATACGGGGCCAGCTGCCGTGGAGCGAATGAAGTCGGAGATCGCTGCCTGGACTAAGAGCATGCCAGAAAATGAGAGAAAGAGACTTTTATCAGCTACGCCGTCTACGATGGAAGAGCGTGGAGATTTCTATAGAGAATATTCGTATTGGCGGCAGTACAATGTTCCGAACCGTCCCGACCCTCTGTTTTGGACTCCTAATTATCAGGCGTACGCTGATCTTGACCCTAATGAAGTTGGTGTCGTTACGGTGAATCCGTCAGTTGACGGGGCACGCGGTTGGCAGGTTTCGGGAATGGGCGAGTGGCGTACTATTCCTGAAGCTGTAGAAATTGTTCAAAGCGAAGCTCGTCCCACGATTGTGGATGATATGACTGCCACGCTTGATGAGTTGGATACGGTTCGTTCGTCTGCGCCAGATTTTGGGCTTCCTCCAGGGCCTGAAAAACTGACGGGTTGGGATAAAGATCGTTTGACTGGCTCTTCTGTTCCAGATATTCATGAAGGAAAGCCTCGTCCTGTGGCTGATGTTGTGGATGGTGTGCATTTAAGGGAAGATCAGAAAGCATTAAAAACGGTGGTGGCGGAATTGTCTACTGAGGATGATTTGTTGCCGTTGCAGAAAAAGCTAGAGGAAGCGTTTGAGCTTGGTGGTTCTCTTTCTGGTAAACAACGTACTGATGCAACGTATGAAATTTTTGCTGCAATAAATGATTTAATTACTTCACGTCAACGAGATACTACTGGTTTTACTCCTTCACAAATGAGAGAGTATGAAAAAGAAGTGACTGAGAATGAAGCATGGGTGGGGAGTCGGATTGCTAAAGCTATTCAAATCCATTGGGGTGAAGCGCGAAGTGAAGTGTTCCATTGGGACTTCTTATCTGAACGTGTTAAAACAGTTTTGGGAGAAGAGTTTGATATTGATGTTTCTCATGAACCCTCAGAGATTGATGCCGGTATAGAAGAAATTTTTGAAATTCAAGAACTTCTGACACCGTTTATTGATGCTTGGGTTAGAGGTCAGTATTCCACAACACAGAAATACTTGGAAGATGCGGGTATTACTGAACTTAGTGTGTTTAGAGGTACTTACATCCCGAATGTTGTTGGGGATGACGACGGGCTTCCTAGTGGACGTGAACCATCTGTGACTCGCGGTTTGGAGTCGTGGAGTACCGACATAGGGATTGCTTTGGGGTTTGCTGGCAATAAGTATGGTACTGCTGACGATAGGATAGAACAGATGGCAGAGGTTGGTGAACTGGGTGAGCCTACCCACGTTCTTCAGCATGATGTGGTTCCTGCTCAACTTATTATGGGTATCGGATATCTTGATAATCCTCGTATTACTACTGGTTCTTTAGGTCAGGGTGAAGAATCTGAGATTGTTGTGTTAGGTAGCTCTAGACCTGTTAACTGGTTATCAAATGATCTTTTGAAGCCGTGGAGATCGGAGCGTCCTGAAGGCGGCTATAATTTCAACATTAAGGAAGCAGCAGTGTTTGCTTATTTAAGTACGGGCTTGTGGCCTAGATTTTCTTGAAAGGAATAAAAGATGAGATCATCAGCTAAAACGTGGCGAGAGCTGTTAAGAGACCCTAAGATAAGGGAACAAAGTGATTATTGGTTGCGGCACACCCGTAAAGCACGCACTGGTCAAGATTTTTGGGACGACGGTAAGTCTCGCAAAAAGAATTCTTTACTCAGCGACCCCGCTGCGACCTTAGATGAGTTAGACTAACGATATGAGTACAGAAGAAGAACTTGAAGAACTAAGAGACTATTCTCTCACAGTAGCCCCTACTCGTGAAGATGTGCTTGAGTACCGGAAACAGGTTTTGAGCCGTTATGCGGAGGTTGTGAAACGCACAAGTCTTCCCTTAAACGACAAGGGAACTGTTGATTGGGATGCTGTTATCGAAGAAGAACGTGAAAAGTTAAACAAACAATCTGATTCTTGACCGTAGTCACGTTAGTTACACTCGACTTTACTTCTCGCATGGTAAAATAAAATTTGATAGAGCGTACGCTTTGCGTATCCCCGCAGGGCATGTTCAATACTAGTATTGTAACTACAATAATATGGAGGCAATTATGCCGGGAGTTAATGTCACCACTGCAGTGCGTACTGGTCCTGTGGGCACTACTAACAATGTGGCTGGACAGGTGTTTATGGTTGGCACTGCTGAGCGTGGATCAACGACTGAGCCTACGCTCCTTCGCAGCTTCAGCGACTACACGACCTACTATGGTAACTACCAGTCAGGGAATATGTATTCCCACGTGAAGACCTTCTTTGATGAGGGCGGTTCTCGTTGCTATGTGTTCCGTGCGATCAACTATGATGCGGACGATGCGGCGACTTCTTCGATTACGTTGAACGATTCAAGCGGTTCTGCTACTATGACGCTTACGTCAAAGAACAAGGGCGCTTGGGGCAACAACCTTTCTGTCGCTGTTGAGAACAACAGCGATGACAGCAACATTCTTTCCGGTTATTTCCGGCTTAAGATTTCGCTAGATAGCACACTTCTTCTGTCTAGTCGTGATCTTGTGGATGTTGATGATGCTGTTTCGTTCGTCAACTCTTCAACGGTCAGTCATCTGATCGTTGCTGCTGACGACGCAACTTCATCGAATGACCCAGATTCGCTTGCTGACACGAACCTTTCTGGAGGGTCAGATGGTACGGCAGTCACAGCGGATCACATCGTGGATGCGCTTGATGGTACATTCGATTCCGATCCGGATGTGTCAACGTGCTTCAGCGTGAACCTTAAGAGTGGCGCTGTTGCAGCTCCGGGTTACACTGGTACTGCGGTTTGGGACGCTTTGCGTACCCACGCTGCTAACAACAACCGTATTGCCCTTTGTGCTTTCACCCTGGGTGATTCGTCAGCTACGGCTAAGACCAGCGTTTCATCGTACTACTCTGACGCAAACGCTAAGTGCATGGCTTTCTACTGGCCACACATTAAGGTTACTTCACCTAACTCTGCTGAGCTTGCGACGGGTGAGTCAACTGTTACGACTTCCACGATCAACATTTCTCCGGAAAGTTACGCTGCGGCTGCTAGAGCTAAAGCGGTTGATGCGGCGGGCGGTCCGTGGCGTGCCGGTGCCGGTGTGATTTCTTCAGCGGTAGGCATTTCTGATCTTTATCAGGACGTTACTCCTACCACTGCTGAAACTCTCGATAAGGCCAGAATCAACGCTATCCGCAAGGTAAATAACTCAATCCGTGTGTATGGTGCCCGGTCGGCTTCTAACGATGAGACCAACTGGCGTTACATCACTCAGCAGGACACAATGAACTACATTGTGATCGGTATTGAGGATCGTATGGAACGGTTTGTTTTCTCCACGATTGATGCACGAGGCAACCTCTTTGCAAACATTCGTTCTTCAATCAAGAACTTCCTTCAGCCGATCGCTCTTCAGGATGGTCTGTATGCTGCGTTTGATATTGAAGGTGCACAAATTGATCCGGGTTACACGGTTTCGGTTAATGCCACCAACAACCCCAACTCGCAGCTTGCGACTGGTCTAGTTAAAGCTACTGTTGGTGTGCGTGTTTCTGGCGTGGCTGATTTGATTGACATTGTGGTCACGAAGAGCAATCTGAGTGATCCTCTAGTTTAAGGAGATATGATTAATGGCTAAAGCAACACAACGGCAAATTGTCGCTACGATTGAGCCTAGTGACGGCAGTACTGCTCCCAACTTTAACAACGGGCAGTATTTCACTACCGTAAGCGGTGGTGAGATTAGCGCTGCTGTTGAAAAGGTTTATGACGGCGGTAAGATTCATCCAGAGGTCCTTTGTGCCCCATCTGAAATCGGTGACATTACTGTTAGCCGGTTTGCTACAGATGATATCGAAGACTACTCTGACCTTCAGGCATTAAGACAGCTTGTTGGTCGTGCGTACTACGACATTAGCGTTTTCACACTGGATTGTGACCTTCAGGTTCCGGGTTCTGAGCGTAGCTATGCGAAGTGTCTGCTGGTGGGTCTGACTGAGCCTGACGGTGACGCTTCTTCTGGCGCTCCCGCTACTCTTTCTATGACTTTCTCAGTTTCATCTGTGGGTCAGGGCACCTGATAAATACGTTATCTAGTTCAACTTAAACTAGACACTTGAGAAAGAGCGTCACCTTCGGGTGGCGCTTTTTCTTTTTTATTTTGCTTGACTGAGTGTGTAGGTTTTGGTAGTGTAGGTAGGCAAGTTATTCTCTAGCAAAGGATTATCGAATGACTATTCCTGTTACAAGTAGCAGGGTGAACGTGAAGGATCTTCACCCGAAGTTTAAGGCCCGTCTGGAAGCGTTCTTCGCTGATCAGCGTATTGCGGGCAAGGTTGCTGTTGTGTCTGGTGTCCGCACCTATCAGCAGCAGAAGTACCTGTATGATGGCTATAAGCGCCGTAGGCCCGGTTTCAATCTGGCAGCTAACCCTGACCGCATCAACCGTGCAGGCTTCCAGGGTTCATATCATATGAGCCAGCCAAAGTTTGATGGTTACGGTTATGCGGTTGACTTCCGTATTATCAAGAAGGGCGCTATCTCTACCTCACAGGTAAACAAGATTGCTGAAGAGTACGGTATTCGTAAGACCGTGGCTTCGGAGTGGTGGCATCATCAGCCGTGCCGTGTTAGCGGTTCTAAGATGGAGTGGTTCCCTGTTAAGGGTGAAATCAAGGTTCCTAAGGAGGCTTCTGTTAAGTCTGAGCTGGCTAAGGCTTTTGAGTTTATCGTTGCTTGTTTGCAGACTGTGGTGCGTAAGGGCGACAAGGGTCCAGTTGTTGAGTTCCTTCAGAAGCTGCTTGACAAGAATGGTTACAAGTTGACTTCTCGTCCTCGTAAGAACTCTGGCGTTGACGGTGACTTTGGTCCGAAGACTGTGCGTGCTGTGAAGCAGTTCCAGCGTGATGAGGGTCTTGCTGCTGATGGCGTTGTTGGTCCGAAGACTTGGGCAGCGCTGGCTGACTGAGTAGATTAAATAAAGAAAGGCTAATAATGGCTGATGAAGTGATTGAGGTAGCTGGCGCTACTCCTGCTAAGGCGGAGCCAACGTCAGGCAAGTCAAGCAAGCGAGTGTCTGTTCTTGACATGCTTAAGGACGAGATTTCTCGTGAAGTGACTCGTCCTGAGGTTGAGATGGACGTTCCGGAGCGTAAGGGCGTGTCGGTACGTTTCTCTCCTAACATTACGAATGAGCAGTTGAAGGCGTGGCGTCGTAACTCCACGAACCGCAAGACTGACGAGCTGGATTCAATCAAGTTTTCTTGCTACGTGATTGGTAACACTGTGTCAGGAATCTATTTTGATGATGAGCTTGTTTTGGATGATGAGGGTAACGCTATCACGTTTGCTTCTCCAGTAGTGATGGAGATGACTGGTACTGATCGTCCGTTGCCTGACGCTATCCGTGCGTTCTATGGTGTTGATCCACATCTTGAGAATGTTGCTTTGAAGATTCTGGATTTTGCTGGGTATGGGGATGACGTTGATGCGGAGGACCCTACGCAGGGCTAGTTGATAGACTAGCCGACGATCCACGTATTAAATCTTCGGCTAGGTTAGCTGAGGCTTTTCATTGTGATCCGATTCAGATTTTGGATTCGGATTTGGATGAGTGGTTGATTAGGATGGCTGCTGCGCAGGCGTTGTCAGCAGATCATGAAGCTAGAGAAAAAAAGAGAAGAGGTAGCACTGGTGGCTACTGACAGCCGGGAATTTCTATAGAATAATAGAAGTTCCTGGCTTTCTCTTTTTGGGGGAGGTGCTTTATGCCTGTTCAAGATAGTGTAGTTATTAAGGTCGATGTTGATGTTGATGGGATGGGCGAACTTACCGTCCTAGAAGAACGCTTTGATCGCTTAGAGAAAAAAAGTAAGAAATTTTCTAAGCGGATATCTGAGTCTACTAAGAAAATTAACGAGACTAGTGACTCTCTTGATAGAACCAATAAGAATTTAGATGCTCACGATAAGCGAATGAATCGTGTTAATCATTCGCATCGCCGTTTTGCAAGGACGTTGAATAGAGTAACTGCTCCTCTTAAAAAGTTTATGATGACTTTATCTAAGCTGTCTTTCGTTGCTTTAATTGGTCAGATCGGTTTGTTCACGGTAGGTTTGTTGGCTGCTAAACTGGCCTTGATAACTGGTAGAGCTGCTGTTCAAGTTTATCAGGTAGCTTTGAAAGGTTTGTCGGTTGCGGCAGCCGGTGTAGCAACAGCAGTGTCTGTTGCTGCGGCAGCTTTACGTCAGTTTAATGAAGCGATGCTTATCCCGTCTGTTGGGGGCGGCATGACTCGTCGTGGTGCTCAAAACTCAGCTTTGCTTAGCCGTAGCCTTGGTTCTAGAACAACAGGTCTTCTTGGTGGTGAAGCCACAACCGCCCTGTTGGCAGGTCTCGCAAAAGCAGGAGTTTCACCGACAGCCTCGGGTGGTATCGCACGTCAGCTCGTTAACCTGACCGGCGGAGACGCTGCAGCCGTTCAAGCAATTGCAAAAGCAATCGGTTCTAAAGACTCTGCAGAATTACGTTCAGCACTCAGTGGTGCTGCCGGGTTCCGGTCAGGGTCTTTACAAGAGGGTCTTTCAACAAATCAGCTACTGGCTGCACTTTCCAGCGGATCTATCGTATCTGAAAATTATCGGGGCGTAGGCGCTGGACTTGCCGGTACGTTTATCGGTACGGCTAAAACAGAATTTTCAGGCATGAAGAACATGTTTGCGGATATGGGTCAGCCGCTTCTGAACCCGTTCCGTGACGCAATGATGGACATGGCCAGGATTATTCGTGAAAACTTCGTGGGCATGTCGCTACTTATTCAACGTTTTGGTGCGGATTCGTTCGCCCCCACGTTGGTCACTCTTGTTGAGAAAACGATTGACTTCATTCGGAGTAACATCTTTGATCATCTTGAAAACATTGAGCAGATGGGTGAAAGCTTCGTAGGATTCTTCCGGAGTGTGCGTGATTTCTTCCGTGGTATTGGAGCGTTCTTGGTTCAGTTTGAGCCTGCTGCTGATGTGGTTATTGAGATGTTTAGGGCCATGGGCGCTACGGGTGGCGGTCGTGGTTTGTTTAGGTCGTTTAGTGATTTGGTTGTTAAGAACGCTGAGGCTTTCCAGACGTTTGGTGCGTCTATTGGTAACGTGTTTGGCGCTATTTTTGATTTGTTGAAAGCGGGTCAGTCAGGGTTCTTTGGTAAGTTAGATTTGTTTTCAGATATTATGAATCGGGTTGCTTCTGATTTTATTCCGGCGATTGGTAAGTTTTTAGAGGCGTTGATGCCTATTTTAGAGCAGCTTCCTAATGCGGTGTCTGGTTTAGCTGCTGTTTTGAACGATATTGTTGCTCCTGTTGTTGGTCATCTTGCTAGGGTTATTGGTGCTCTTATGGGTATTGGTAAGATTGGTGGTGCTGCTGGCGGTTTGGGCCTGTTGGGGTTGTTCCTGGGCTTGAAGAACCCTATGGCTGTTGGCAAGTTGATTAAGAACCGTGTTGAGATTGCTGAGGGTGCCCGGAGTGGGGTTAACTTTTTGACTGGTACGAGAAACGGCACGATGCTTATGGGTGGGTCGATTGGTCTGATGGGAGGGTTAAACACTCTTCAGTCGGGACCAAGTGGCGGTAACACAGCAGCCATGATTGGTGGCGGCGTTATGATGGGTTCTTCGTTTGGACTGCCGGGTATGGCTGTTGGTGCTGCGGCTGGTTTGCTGGCTGCTTCCATAACTGGCATTTTGGGTGAGAACGCTCGGGCAGCTCGTGCTGAAGATGCTGTTTCTGGTGCGGTACTTTCTTTACGAGATATGTCTTTGGGTGGCGGGTCTTTCGCAGATTTTAGGGCTAGGCGGGAAGAGGGTCGTGCCCTTCGGCAAAGTTACAGAGATTTGATAGATACGACGGAGAGGGACATTGTTTATAATGATATCTTGTTTGGTGAGACTAGAGGTAACGGAGGCGGCGGCTTTTTTGAAAAGCTCAATTACTTTGTGAACGATACTGTAAGCTTTGGTAATTCATTTTACGGTGAAGAGCGTTTCTTCTTTGATAGAGAGTCTCAAGCAGCGAAAGACCTGACCGCATTTTTCCAATCACAAGGCAAAGATTTATCAGTACTTAACGATCAAGAATTTTATGATGCCTTGACCGGAGTGGGTCCTCTGGGCCAAGAACTTAAACGTACGTTTGAGATGTGGGAAGAAGAAAGCCTTAACTTTGAGTCGAACCTGCAGATGCTGAAACGTACGACACAGATGACAAGTGAGGAAATTGAGTCTGTTGCGGACTCGTTGGGGATTGATTTAGCTGATGGTTTGATGAACGCTGCAGGCGCTACTGCCGTTTTTGCAGCGCAGATGCTTCCTTTGATTGACAGAAACCGTGCGTTTTTCCCTAGTTTTTCTACTTCACCGTTGGGGCAGGCGGAAGCTAGAGCCACGGCGAACGCAGCGTTTACTACGTTAGCTAATGCTGATAAGTTAACTGTTGACTTGGTTCGTGACGCATTTGAAGCGTTTGCGGCGTATGAAGTAGTCATGGGTGTGTCTCCTGACGTTGCAGGCTTTTCTTCAAACTTTGAGCTTATGGAACAAGTTATGGGTCACTTGTCTACAGATAATCAGGAGACGCTTATGGCGATGCTGGCGTCTGGTACGCTTGAATCAGCTACCGCTATGAGTCAGGCTTACGCTATTCCGTTAGAGCGAATTATGCAGTTTGCTGGAGATGACCGAATTATTGGGACACCGGGCACTGGCGAGCTTCGTGGTATTGAGACGTTTCTTGCTGAACGGTCTGCGATTCGTGGGGCACTTAATCTTAGTAGTGGTTTGACTGGTTCTGAAAGATTTGCGAGTCTTGAAGATGCAGGGGTTGCTCCGACTGGTAAGTCTAATTACGCTATCAGGAAAGCTTTGCTCGCTGAATTGGGGATGAGCGGCTACGACGCCGTGCGGTTCAGTACAGCAGACTTGTTTACCCAAGTAGAGACCGCCAACGCAGGTGCCGACACTAGTGCTATTCTTCTTAGGTCTCTAGCAGAGTCAGGTTTCTTCGATATGGATGAGACGTTGGATAATGAGAGAAATATTTCGCTTGCAGCGATCGCTGCAGATATTAATTATCTTAGAACAGAGGGAATTACTGTTACTGATGGCACGTTTACCCTTGAGCGTGGTGGAGTTGCGCTTTCGGCTATAACTGGCGCTACATAAAGAGGTGACTTATGTCTATTTTGCAACAAAAAGTAGTTGACATAACAAATCAAATAGATATTTTTGACACGATGGATTACCACTCGGTGAATCCTGGCCGTGCCGTACTCAAACCGTTTCAGCCTACTAAAACGCAAACAGACGATGAAGGTGCGACTACTACGGTAAATGTTGGTCCTTTTAATTATAGTCTTCCGGACGGCACAACGTGGGAAGACTTTCAGGTAGAGTTTCCGTATGGTCCTCAGAATATACAGTTTGATGAGTACGCTGGTGTTACGAAAAAGGTTCCGAGGCCCGGAAAAGCTCCTTTGCTTGTTTTTGAGAACCCGTCGTTGAAGACGGTTACGTTTTCGGCCCTCATTGCAGATAAAGTAACCGGTGGTTGTGATCCGTTTCCTGTTATTGAGATCTTAGATAAGATTGAGCTTATTGCCGCCAACTCGATCCCATGCAAGTTTGTGTATGGAGTTTCGGCGGTTCCATATAGTGTAACAATCACCAAGTTTTCGTTCACCACGAATCGTAGAGACCTTGATGGTAATCCTACGCAGGTTTCTGTAGATTTGCAGTTGACAGAAACGCCGCTGTATGACCAGAGGATTGTCGAGTTAGCGGCAATCACGTTTACTCCTAACGCCCCTACCCCTATTGGTTCTGCTCTTCCTCCTCCGGGAGAAGGTGGCGAAGGAATTACGATTATTGTGGACAGCCAAGCGTCGGTGATTCTTGACCGTCTTGTTCCAGATGCCGATATTATCGAACCCGACGAATAATACTGGATTGCTTGTTTTTAAGTAGGTAGAATACTATCATGACTATTTCTGCAGCTTTCACAGACAATGAGTATCTGTATATTGGTGAAATTGGTGATGAAACCGTTCTTGTTCGGGAATCGGTATTGTCTGCTCAGTTTGATATGTCTGCTCGAATGGTTAGCGAGCTAAAGCTTCATGTTTATGATCCCGGCTTTAAAATGCTTAATAGTAATTACTTCATGATTGGTAGACGTGTTGCGTTTGTTTTGCCTGCTACTTTAGAGATCGAAGACAGGGATGGCGATGATGTTACTATTTCAGTCAAGACGGTTGATTTTGAAATTGCTGCTGTATCGGCGGAGCACGGAGCTAATGACACGGTAAGAATTACTGCTCGTACTCGCAGGCTGCAGCAAATGCGTAGAGAAAAGGGGCAAGAGTCGTTTGGGCGAATTTCTCCTACAGCCTTTGCAGCGGCAACGGCTGCTAAGTTTGGTTTAGAGTTTTTTGGCGAAGATACACCGGTTGATGGTAATATCGTTCGAGAACAAAATGAGCAGAAAGAAGAGTCAACATACGACGTTCTTACTCGTTTAGCCCGAGATGCAGAGTTCATGTTTTTTGAAGCTAATGGTGTACTGTTTTTTGCTTCTGAAGAATTCATTCTAGACCGGCAGCCTTCTATCGAAATCAATGTTCCATCTAACGAAGATGACCCGTTTTTTGCAGCAAATCTGACTGTTCGTAGATCTGCTGACAGTACCAATTCGGCAGCGACCTGCAATGTCAATTTGTTAAAGTCTACGTCATCAATCACTGTGTTTCCGGGTTTGGGTGTGACAATTAAAGGTTTAAATAACTTTGATAAAAAGTTTATGGTTGATCGAGTAAGTTACGATACAACAAAATCAGGGTTTGTTAGTATTTCTGGTACGTGTCCTGAAGATTCTGACGATATGCAGTGTGAGATTCAGACGTTTGCTGAGGGTTCTCGTGGTGAGTGTGTTAAGCGTATTCAGCAGGCAGTAGCTGCTTCGTATAATGGTCGGAAGCAGGTAACAGTCCAGCTGACTGCTCAAGAAATCGAAGGGTTAACAAGCATCGGCGTTAACTTGATCAACACATCTTATGTTAAGACAGTGAACTATCGTTTAGCGATTGACGGCGTTTTTGGACCACAGACAGCAAGAGCTGTACGAAAATATCAAGAACTAAACGGATTGCCGGTTACCGGTGTGATTGACGCTGACGACTGGGCAATGATTAAGGCGGCATTGTGAGAAGAACAAGTTTTAACACATCTGCAAGTTCAAGTGTCCCCCGTAACGGTATTTTTCGTGCCACGGTTGTTTCGGTTGGTGATGATGACTTGCTAAGGGTGAAGATCCCTAAGCTTGGTTTGAATAACGTGTACGAGGGTGTTCCGTATGCGGGTCCTACGCCTGCTGCCGGGGATCTTGTGTTTGTTGGGTTTTTGGAGGGCAAGTCTGGTTCGTTTGTTGCGTTTACGGGCGTGGCCGATTCAGGAAATACTGGTGACCCTGCAGGAGACATTACTTCGGTTACTGCCGGTATAGGTATTAGCGGCGGTGGGACTTCTGGGGACGTTACCGTAGATTTTGAACCAAGCGAACTCACAACCGTAACATTAGCGTACGACGAC